CCCCTGTAGTTATCCAACCCTTCTTCTTTAAACTTTCCATCATGACAGGAATGGTAAACCCGACATCTAAGAATTTACGCCCATAAGTTAAATGTGAGATTTGGCCAAAGTAAGTGCGAACAAAATAATCAAGTCTTGGCTCAATCTCTTTCATTTTAAACCACTTAGCTACATAATCGGCATCGAAAACGGCCTTGTCTAAACCTTGAGTATGGAATACAGTACCACAACCACAATGATACCATGTAACGATCGTATCAGTAGAATCATGGATCTTATGGTTAAACACCTGCTCATTCTTACAAATGGGGCAATGAACTGCCTTTTGTGCGGCATCGGCCATCACTTTATTGACATCCACATCAACCTTCTTAATTTCTTTCTCAGCAACTTCAGGCACAGCTTAATTCCTCTTTAGATTTTTCATAACGAAAGACTTCATCCAACATTATGATCTTATTTAATTTATCGATGACTTGTTGTGGGGAAATCCCATAAGCATTACAAAATGGGGCATACATCTCTGAATCAGTAGGGCACTGAACAGAAGCATCATAAATCAATCGGTAACATGGGGCGCATGGGACATCGGATTGGATGCTGTGATCATTTTTAAAGTATTTGGTGATATTGGTTTTAGATACTGAAGTGAGCAATCCGATTTTAGGTAAATCGTAAGCACCAGCGCAATGGAGAATGCCAGTATCAGGGGATACCATAGCAAATGCGTGACTGACCATGCACATAGCTTCTCTAAAATTCCATCTATTTGACTTCCAAACCACTCTCTCATGTCTTAATGTCTGCTCTAATATCTCGCAACCTTCATCTCCTACCGTGATAAATACAACATCCTCATGCTTATTAAGTATTTCTGACATTACAATGTGAGTGTATGGGTAACTCTTATGAAGAGCCGACCCTGACAAACCCCACACAATCAATTTCTTTCCTATAAATTGCGAGCGAAATTCTGTGTTATTAACTTCCTCTTTTTCTGTAAAGAATACTTCAGGGCGCATTGTTTCATGTGAAACCTTTACAGGAACTTTAGCGAAATTAAACGTCTCCTCATAATAGTTCTTGTTGGCTAAAGCTTTACGCTCCTCTCTATCATAATTATACATTGGCTGTGATGGATGGAATGCCAAGTTACATTCAATGCTTTCACATAGATCAATGAACCGACCGCATTCATAAGTCTCTTGAATCACTTTAAAGTGGTCCCTAAGCTTAGTGACGTGAACACTGTCTTTTTTATGAAGGATGAGTTTATCAATATGAGGATTGTGACTAAAAATCTCCATCCCACGCTCTGAAGTAAGAACGTAGATTTCATGTCCTTGCTGTTTTAGGTGTCGAATCAATGGCGTAATAATAATGCAATCGCCAAAAGCACCAATCCTCGCAATCAATATGCGTTCTTTCACCTACAAAACCCTCGCTGCAATAAGCTTTCAAATAATTCTTTAGCGTGCTTCTCTCTTGAGGTTCCAACATCCTGAACAAAGTCAGCACAAGTCGAGTTACCGCAATGCTCTGGCCTATCCTTTCTGAAGTTCCATCGCCCTTCTTTAATGAACCTGTCCCGCTCACTAAAATCATAGATGAATTGTTTACCGCAATAGTGGCACTTCAAATGCTCTGACTTCTTGCCATCCTTCTCAACCAGCTCGTAATTAAGACGGGGCTTGTACCCTTTCTTAATCAACTGCTTATTAGATAGTTGTTTCCATCCTCTAATAACAAATTCCATGTCTATTCCTTATGGATTAGGGCCTTTATTACGATTCACATTAGCTTTTCTACTATCTGCAATAGGCTTCTTCATAACACCCTGCATTGTCATCTTGGGATTCATGGATTTAATGGCACTCACACCCATAGCTGATATACCCATACTGTCTTTAGGCGTAGGCCCTCTTTTAATCTGATTCATCATAACCATAATTTTATCCTCCTTTAACCGAATACTGCTTTTTTCTTTTCTGCATCCGTCAACTCTTCAAAAGTTTTATTGCCAAACTTAGGAAATCTTTTAGGCTCATCACTGACTTTAATCTTGGAAGCCCCACTACTCGGCATTCTCACTACTCTCTTTGATTTATTCTTTGATGTAAACATTCCTTCCATCGTCTCTTTTTCAGCTTTTCTTTTATCTTTAAACCCTGGCATATTGGCCTCCTATTTTTTGAATATTAAATGATAGTCCCCAACGCAAATAAACGACTCACAAGAATTTCTCACTTTATAAACACATTGAAATCCCCTTCTCTCAACTTCCTCTATAAAACAGTTTCTATCCCATAAGATATGGTGTTCATAAATATGCCAATGTCCCCAAGCATAGAGATTAGCGTAATCGATAAAGAAAGGATCTGGCATAGCAATAAATAATAAACCTCCATCCGTTAGAAGGTCATAACATTTTTCTACTGCTCGTAATGGGTCCTTGAAATGTTCAAACACATGAGAAGCCCATATCACATCAAACTTTTCATTTGTGTCGAAAAATTCGAAATTGGCTTTAATGAAATAGTTGTTTTTAAATCCCCTAGAAGAAACATCCATCCCATAGGTTTTATAATTTGGGTTGAATTTGTTTAATAAGAATTCATTGATGCTACCAATCTCTAGAAAAGAGCCTCCTGGCTTCCCGTAAGAACTTAACATTGGATAATACCTATCGGCATAATTCTCTAATAAATCTTTAACCGCATCCGTATCATATTTATCTTCATACCCTTCATCGTAATTAGCCAACTTCATGTTAGACCAATCCGTATAATAGATATTACGGCAGTTGCAGAAAGAATACCCACGATCACAAATGACATTATGGACTTTAGGGTCTTCAATGTCAGGGGCCGTACCTCTAACTACGATAGGTTGTTTTTGATTACAAAGCGGGCACTTCTGAAGCACCCTCTCACTGAAGTTCATGTGTGCGAGCATTATAGGCTTTCTCCACGTTTCTCATTATCTTTGATAGATCGAAATAAACACATACCGGCAATCCTCCCTTTGAAGGACAACCTACGAAACGATAAGGTCCACGATTGCAAGGAGAACACCTAGCAGGGGATTGTAGTGATAAATCGTTTTCACAATAATTGGGGTGGTTTCTTAGACTTGATGAAGTCATTAATTGTATAGTGGGGGTACCATGAATATTAGAAGCAATCATCATACCGCTTTCATGGCCAATGGTTAGATTGACATGCTTGGCTAAGTGCATCACTTGTCTGAAGGGCCACTTCCCCTCTAAATTGATAATTCTTTTTCCTGCCAATGAATACTTCTTACTTGATTCATCGCCAGTTGTTATCAGAACCGCATCAGAGTAACTTTCTAGGATCATGTAGATCAATTCTTTAGCTTGAGTGAATTTCTTCTGTAATGAAGAACCCGCTAAATTGATCAATACCACAAACTTATCTTTTAATTCTTTCTTAGTTAACCAATCTTCAATGATCTGATTTTCCTTATCATTAAAGAATAACTTACCATGCTGTGTGCCGACTTCTTCATCAAAACCCGCTTCTAAAGTCATCGCATCATAATAATTAACATCGCCACGTTTACGCCTATGGATATCATCCATGTAGTAATCAGGCATGTCCTCCATCGCGATGTACTTCCTTTCTAAAGAATTCACTAGGTTAAGAAAGAAGTCATAACCTTCTGAGATGGCATTCCAATGGGCGGCAAGACGATTAGGGGAGAAACGGTTCTGCCCATTATCTAATGGGTCAAAATAGATCAGATTATCAATATCAGGGTTCTCCAATAACACCTGGTACCCTTTATGATTAGTTTCAAAGGCCACATAATCATAACCTTTGCTTTTAAAAAGAGAGGGAAGGTGAGAGCAATGTAAAACATCACCGTAAGCGCCATAGCGGCTTATTAATACTTTTTTCATCGTCGCACCTTCCCGCGTTATTTAGTCACTACCAGTGACGTAATCTTCTCTATATGTGACATAAAGTCTTACATTAGGGACAATAGTCGCTGTTCCTGCAAGCACTTCTACTGTCAAATCATCACCCGCAGCAAAAGAAGTCTCAGTCACAGCACCGTCTTTAACGGTAGCCGTGGCTTGAGTGCCAATTGCTAAGGTTCCAATCTGAGTTATTGCACCTGTACCGGCTGCTGATTTCCCAAGGGCTACGGCTAACACCGAACCTGTTCCACCTGCTACCATATACATGTTCGCATCTGTTACAGAAACTGGGTGCATAAAGGTCAACCGATTTAACTCGGTATCCGCTGCACGCGTCCCATTTAAAGCTCCCGTGTCAGCCAGAGGTAAAATCTGTTTAACACCGAAAGCTGGATCACTATAAGGTCTACCCATTTTATATTCCTCCTTTAGGCGCTAAAGATTCTAACGATTCGTTCAATACCAGCGTTGGTACTGTTCGAGTCATCGGTTGCAAGATGCCAGGTTTTCTTCCATCCAAGAATCGCATACCAAGCATATTTCTTAGAACGGCCAAGGTCATCCACTTCAAATCTGAGTTCTTCAGGCACCGCTACAGCTTCTGACACCGCTTCGTCACCGAAGATTAACCCTTCTCCGTAGGCACTACCATTCCCAATCGTATTAGAAAGAATGGCATTGTCTTCTACGAAACGAACCCCATAGTAACGGCCTACTTCATCGTTCAAACGATAAGAAGGTTCCGCATACTGTGCGATTGCTTGCAAGGTGTCATAAACTCCGCCCATAGCTTCAACAGATAGAATACCAATATAGTGGTTACCCATTTTAGGAATGTGACGTTTTTTCATGTACTCCACAATTCTTCGAATGTTTTTGTCCGAAGGATTGGTTGAGGCCGTGATAGTTTGCGCACCATTGGTTGTGAATACCGTAGAATCTGTCGTTGAACAGACGGCACGGTATTGAGCACTTTGAAACTCTGTCGCTACGGCAGAATCCAAAGTAGTTTTTTGATCATCGACTAAACCTGAATTGAATTCATTATCTAAAGTGAACTCACTTAAGGTTAAGACTTTCTCTGTTGCTTCAACGGCATTACCGTATTCCGTAACCACAATCGAATCTTTAACAAATTTGATTTGGTTAGATGGAACGGTTGCTGTTTCCACTAGAGTGCCGCCTTGTACATCGACTCTCAATCGTTTAGTGAACTGTACAGTATCACCACGACCTTTCCCTAAGCCATCGTGAGTTTTTGCAAACTGACGAAAGACCCAAAACGGAAGCGCTTGCTCCCGCATCTCGGCGGAAAGTTTAGGTGAAAACTGGGTAGTTCCATGACTGGTCCAAGTAGTTTGAGCCATTTGTTACCTCGCTTTTACACTGAATTTATTGGACATGGCTCGGTTTCGGTTAGCTAATTCATCAGAAAGTGAGAGTGTCTGCTGTTGTTTCACAGGGGCTACAGGGGGCGCTTGCCTCATGTTCCCTCCTGGGCCAGCCACGTTTACTTGCTGCGGGTCAGCTTGACCTTCCGTTCCTTGTCCTTGGTTTCTAGTTGAGTTGGCCTTTTGTATAAGGCCATCGAATTCATCCGCAGACTTTGCGAGAGCTTGCTCATAGCTCAACTGCGAATTATTATACATCAGCTCCTGAGCCTTTTGATTAAGCACATTCTCAAAAGGAGCTAAGTGAGGTTTGGTGGCTTTAATATTATTCATAGCCATCATCCCTTGCACCAACGCTGTGGTGGTATAACTGGCGTCATCTTTTGTCTCTTGGATAATATTAGCTAATTCCGCTTTGGCTGCCTGCGGGTCATCCAAAAACCCATTAACTACCTTATCCAATCGATCGTCTAAAGAAGGTGCTGCCTGCGCAGGTTGAGCATAGCTCTGCTGCACATTAGACAACTCATTGTATCTAGCTTCAAGAGTTGCCCTTTGGGTGTTAGCTTCATTCAGTTTCTGCTCAAGCTCTTTTAGCTTGGCCACTGGATCTTGCTGTGGTGTCTCCTGAGAACCTTCCTGCACTTGCCCTTCCGGCGCCTGTGCTTCTTGATTCACATTTTGAGTTTCCTGTTCTTCCATTTTTCTATCTCCTATCCTTGTTCTAATGCCTTACGCAAATTACGCTTGGCGCTTTCGCCAATATTGATCGTTGCTCCAATCTTTGAAGCCAATCGAACAGTGGCTCGTAAATCTGATTTAATCACAAATGCTCGTGATACATCATTCTCATCCAATAATTCCGTTAACTTGTCAGAGAAATCATCCTCCAACATCCCCTGGATATCACGCCAACCATTGCAGCGACGCAACTCATCCATTCTATCCGCTTTGTTTCGATTCTCTAACTCACGACGAATTAAAGCCTCTTTTCGATTAACGGCAGGTCTACTTGCTAAGACTTTTTCCATAAATTTCCTTTCTACGATTGTTGGGTAAAGGTTCCTCTATTGTTTCTTTGATCTTCCCAATTTCTTTCTCTAGCCTCCTAATCTGCCTCACCTTCTCAGGTTCTGGAGGGTTTAATTTAGATTTGTCCACCTTCGCCACCTCCTAATTGTTCTTGAACACCACTAAGAATATCTTGCATCTGAGTTCTCTCATCGGTATTTCGAAACAAATCATCTAAATCGGGGATATCAGAAGCTTGCAATAAACGCTTAAGAATACGTTCTTTCGCTAAAATAAGGTTCATAGTGGGGTCATTCTGCATTAATGTCAGAATATTATTCATTTGTTCCGGCAATTCTGATTTCTGTTGAAAATTCACTATGCCAATTGGCTCGAAATCAAGGTGCATTTGGCCTAAATTCTTCAAATCAATCTTAGGAGTAGTCTCAACAATGAATTCAGGGGGAAGTGTAGGGTCACCTTCATTAATATTAATGCGTTCGGTCTTCATGCCAATCTTCTCATTGGCTAACTTTTGATACTTATTGACCAATTTAGGGTGAGTGATAATCTTGAATACCTTCTTAGGAATGCCTAAAATGTAATCCTCAGTCACTTCTTGAGCGATCTTCATGAAACGCTTCTCAGTAGC